ATTCGATATCTTTAACAGCCTGATCTAATTCGTCTTTATAAGACTTCACTTTTTCCATCATAGCTGTCATGAGTTTAATGGCATCTTCTGTGTCGCTGAGAAGTACGCCTCTACCAACGGTAGAGAGCCATTGCATCCATTTTCCGGAAGAGGACCTTTCGGATTTAAGCACTTTATCTAATCTAGATGCGACTTGAGGAGAAACTGAAAGGAAATTATCTAATAATACTTTTGTTTCTTCTACTTTGCCAGATATTTCTCTATCTAATTTAGAATTAAAAATTAATTTTGCTAAATTATGACGAGCAACAGCTTGTTGCTTTTTATTTGTAATACTTTCTACTTCAATGCTTCTTGTAGTAATTTTGGCTAATTCATCATCTAAGAAAGAAACGTCCTGAAACATAGCTTCAACATTTTTAATATAAGGAGCTAATAGTGGTCCTGTTTGAGGGTAGTCGTCAATTACTTGAGATAATTTTTCTGTTAAAGCAGCTAGATCTGATTTAAGATTTTCGGAGGCGGGGAAATATTGGGCGCCAATGGCAGAGCCAATTAAAGCAGCGGCTGAAAGACCTAACACAGATAGCAATTTTGCTTTCATTCCACCTGGAACACCGGCTTCTTTAACAAGAGAATCTGTGCAAGAATCTGCTAATACCATTAAAGATTCTTGGTTTTTGCTATCCAAGAAATGGGCAAGTTTAATAGTTTCGTTGACAAGATCTTGATGAGCTTTAATATAGCGAGTATTGCTTTGAAGAATCTGTGGGTTTTTAAGGGCGATATGAGCCATCATATTATGGCGTTGATTTAAATTTTCCACGACTCCATTAAACTTGTCATAGGAAGGACCCATGACAACAGTTTTTGGATGAGCTTGATCTAATAATTCTTGAGTAGGAGTTGTTTTAACTCCATAAAAAATCTCAGCTGTAGATAGATCTTTTTTATCTTCTTTGGATGGTTTTTTGTCTTTGGAGGAAGATTCTTCTTCATCTTCTTCGGCGGCATTAGAAACTAATCCTTTTTCAAGGGCGATTCTAGCATATTCTTCAAAAACATCACTGTGTCTTGGTTGCATTTAATTTCCTTAAAAATTCGCTGGTGATAAATTTATCTACAACTTTTTTTTCTAATTCACTAATATTTTTTGAAACCACATATTCTTCTGGAAGTTCTACTTTGCGAGTGCCGATTCTTCCTGGATCTGAAAGTATAAAATTTGTTACATTTCTAAAATTAGCATCAGAATAGATTCTACTTTCTATATCTGGATATTGGTTTAATTCTGGATAGTAATGCAAAGCCCAGGCTTTTAGGGTAGCGGGAACTGAGCCATTGATGAGGTTGGTGGTCCAAACTAATCCACTGATTGGTTCTTCTTTTTTAGATCCGAAAAAAGACTTATTTTCTTTTGTTTCTGATTCGGGTTCTTTCTCTGATTTGGAAGTTTCTTGAGCTTGTTCTGTTTCTTCATCTTTTAGAGAATCTTTCTTTTTTGGACCAAAGATCATAGCGGCACCGGCTAAAAGTCCAAGGCTTAAAAAGATGTTCTTAAACATCCAGAAAACTAAGCCTTTTCCAACGTGCCAGAATTTGCTTCTTCCATAGGGCGTCGAAAACAAATCTCTTCCAAAAATTTTTTCTATAAAACCAGTTTTTCCGGAAGAGCCTCCAAATCCAAAAACAGAGTTTTTAACTAGATATGCTCTTTTGAGTAGAAAATCAAAAGATTCTTCTGCGGTAACGAATCCATCATCTGCGCTTGCGCCTGGAGCAGAGCCTGCGGCGGCATCAACTGCGGATTTAATTTCTTGAGATGAAATTGGTTCTTGGGCGTCAATTTTAGGTTTTAGGGCTTTTGCTACTTTGACAGCGACGCCAGAGAGATCGAAACCTATTTGGCTTAGAGCTAAATAGAATAGTCCTAAAAATGGATTGATTCTAAAGGCTACGGAAGGGGCTAAGAGATTAAGGATGCTGGTAAAGTAGCCGCCTGGAACTTCGGAAGAATCTTGGAATTGATCTCTAAGCCATTGGGCGGCAGAATTACCTCCAAGCGAATCGAAATAACCAGCTTGTTTAGTTAAGGAATTAGGTACTAGAATTTTCTCTAATTCCTCAACTAAAAAGTTTTCTCTTAAGAGTTTGATTTCTTCGTGGTTCATTTTGGAATTTTTGAAAATTGTCTTTGTATTAATCTTACCCATTCATTATGATATGAGTTTAAAGTTCTTATTTGTCTTTGAATTTTATCGTTAGATTCTCCAGAATTTTGTATAAAATCAATTGCCCGATTTTTTGCATCTGTTAATTGTGAAAAAAGTTCAGTTAAAAACTCCCCATATCTTTGCATTGATGGTATGTTGGAAATTTCTTCACGCAAACGCCTGTAATCTGGTGTTGATTGGATGGGCATCCAATCTCCTGTTCTCGGATCTTTAATAGACGCCCCGAGCCCAGGTTCATTTCTCCAAGTGCCTCTGGGAACAAAATTTTCTATATAATAAGTTAATACTTGTTGTTCATTCCAAGATTCGGTTGGAAAACTTGCTTTTCCTGCTACTATAGGGCTAGCTAGCACGGTGCCTTTATCCAAGGTTCGTAATCCGTAACCTGATAAATTAAACCAAGGTCTGCCACTTTTATCTAAAGAGCTTAAGTAGACAGTTTCCGCATCAAAAGGAATATAGGTTCTTTGTCCTGATGCCCTCTCTACAGTACTTGTTCCAGCGCCCTCTGGACCACCCGCTGCTGAACTAGGTCCAAATCCAGCGCCTCCCACTCGACCACCTGGACCCCTTGCACCAGCACCAGCACCTAATCCACCTGCTTGATCGCCCAAATCTCCACCCTCAGACAAAGTATCTTTTAATTGTAAAGTGCTCCAGTCTGAAGTGTTTATTTGTATCCCATTGCTTTCCATTTTCCTCATGAAAGCTTGAGATAAAGCTTGAACATATCTTAAATAAGATCTTGCCAGTCCTTTTGCAGGGAGAGAATCGGCAGTGGTAACTTTAGTTCCGGCTCTACCAGAAAACCAAACAATTAACTGCAGCCAATCTTCAGCAGTTGCTATGTCGAATGGAAAAGAGTTGACTTTACTACGCACAAAGTTAGAAAAATTTTTTAAATTAACTAAATCATTTTGTGTGACAGGAACTTCCCCATCTTGATTGAAATTTGTCAAATCTAATATCTCGCTAATTTTATCGAATACTACATTAACTCTACCCGGAGCGCCGGTTAAACTAAACCCCTTGCCTTGTAGAAAAGAAGTGATTAATTCATAATTTTTTTCTGCGGCAGATTTTATTTTATCTTGATCGTTGTTGAATGCTTTAATTGGTCCAAATTCTGAAATAGTTGTTACATATTTTTTGGCTGTTTTTAATGATTTTGCGGTATTTGCTCCCCAAACTCCTTCTGGATCTGAAATTGCTCCCCCGGTTTTACCTATAATCATTATTGTGGACGCATCTGACATTTTAGATGTGTCCCCCGTTGCCATTAAATAGTCGCCTAACTTGCCTAAAGCCCATTGCATATTATAAACGGCTTTTTTGGTTTCGGTTAGTTCGACTGGCTGAGTGAGTTTAGCCCCACTGCTACCGCCAGCTGGTCTTGCTGAACCTGGTTTAGCTGGCTTTGCACCTGGAGCATTTATTCCCAATATGTTGGCTATTTTTTTTAAATTAGCTTCTTTAGAAAAAATACCATCACTTATTTGATCAAGGTCTTGTTCTTTAAGACCCGTAAAAGATTTTGCTTGTTCTAATGCGGAATCGGCTTCAGATTTAATTAATGATAAATCTTTAATCTCAGCATTTCCTAAACTTTCTCTGATCTGCTCTAGTGTTCCTCCGTCTTTATAAGCTTTGCTTAGCTTGCTTATTGCTTGACCGATTTGTCTAATTGTTTCAATTGAACTAGATTTATTAGAATCTTTTTCACCAAGACTTGCTGAATACTGACCATAAATTTTTAAAGATTTATTCAATGAATTTATTACTTCAAGTAATTGAGATCTGTCGGATTTATCTTTAGAACGCAAAGGGCGATCTAAAATATAATTAATAGCTGCTTGTATATCCCCATCTCCCGCTATGGCTAAAGAAAGAGAGTTCCATGTGTTCTCAGCCTGTGCTCTGATTAAAAGCACTCTAGAATCTTTGCTTAATGTTTTTGTAAATGTTTTTGCAATTTGTCTTAAATCGGAAGACGCTTCATTTAATTTATTTACTACAGGTATTGCTGTAGATTTTACTTCATCTTGAATTTCTTGAATTTTGCTATTAACAGCTAAATAAGGTGTTAATATTTGGTCTGTTAATAAACTTAGAACTTCAGCTTTAAGCGTTTCAATTTTTGAAGTAAAATATTTATTATATAAATCATTATAAATTTTTGCCAAATTTTCAGCTACAGCATTAACAGCTGATGCATTTAAAACATGATCGTCCATTCCAATAGTATATTCGGCTTGTGATCTAGTGCCCCAATTGCCATGGACTAATCCAGCGTCAAGTAACCAGACGGAATTTGGATTAGATTTATATCTTGAATCGCTCCTTGCTTCATTATTAAGTGCTGCTATTACATCTTTATCTTGTAAATCTGCATCATCTATTACGGAGCCTTTAAAATATGAATCAGCACTAAACCCTGCAATATTAAATTGCTGTGACCAAGATAATAAAGCATCGTATTTAGATTTATCTTTATTACCTCCTCCGCCTACTTCATTAATTTTTGAAGCTATCGAATCTGCTGTTAAGGCGCCGCCAACAGCGGTAGTAACTGCACTATATTTGCTAAAAAAAGAAGATAGCTCAGATGCATCTTGATTTGTAGCTTTTGCATATAAATTTAAAGCTTCATTATTTTCACCAATATTCGAAAGGCTAGATGGCAACAAAGCATTAATTCTACTAGCTGTAATAGTTTGCTGAGCTAATTCTGAATTTTTTTGAAATTTTGATTTTAATTCTAATATTTTTTTATTAATATCTTTTGCATTCTGCTTTTGCTGAGCGGTTGCAGTTACATCCCACATTCTATCTTCCTCTGATAGATCTGCAGAAACTTCTTCTAGGTCAGAAGCTCCTTCCACTTCGCCTTGCGCAATCTTCAATAAGCCTAAAGCCTCGGCAGCAGCCATTACCAAGTTATTCATTACAGGGGCTGGAGAGCCAGTGCCAGGTTGATGCGTTAATGTCTCTAAAATCTTCTGTTGACGATCCATGTTGGTATGAACTACGCCCCAACCACCTTGAGCATCTACTATCTTGGTGCTCTCTGCGTGAGCGGCTTGTTGCAATGCACGGCTCTGCTCATCAATCAAATTAGAAAATGCTAATTGAGCCTTTTTGAAAATATTAAGCTTAACTTCTAAAGACTCAGCTTGTTCATATAAACCAAGCTCACGCAAGCCAGAAGCTAAATTAACCAAATCCTGCATGAAATTACCAGTAGCAGCATATTTATCAATGCTAGTACTAGCTGATTTGCTTAGTTTGTCCTCAGCAATCCATTCTTTTTGAACGGCTGTATTATAAAATTCTCTGAGAACAGGGCTGGTGATTAAATTAGCTTCTTTTTTCATCTATTCCTCAAAAAGTTGAATCATCTAGATCTAACATCATTACTGCATTAACAAATTTGCTTCCTAGTTTTTTTGCTAGTCCAGGGTTTTCAGAAATTTGTTTTTGCATATCTAAAAATGCTTTCTTTAAAATTTCATTTTGCTTAATGCTTAATTCAAAATTGGCAAAAGATTCAAGGGCATTGCTCGTATCTTCAAAAGAACGTTTTTCCCTTTTAACTTGCTCATCTGTCAATACTTTTTCTTTAGCTTCTCTTTCTAATTCTATAGATAAATAATTTCTAAAGACTTCAGATGACATTAATGCATTTAAATCTTGGTCGTTTCCCATTATATTCCTTTATGTCAAGTATTATATCTTAATATGGCTAAATTAACTCAATTATTAAACTATTTTCTTTGACCTCAGAAACAAAACCAAGCAACAAAGAATATTCAGAAATTTTTTTGTTTGTAAACTTTCCAAACTGACCGCAATATAATTTATCTTTAATTTCAAATTTATCTGGTTCGATCATATTTGTCTCAAAAACCATCGCCTCATACCACACAGGTACTAGACCGAATTCGTCAGGATAATCTCCTATGACTCCAAACGGTTTTTCTCCATTGCAAATTTTAGCAATTCCATCATCCAAAGAAACAATCATCCCAGGATCTGGAAAATATAAAGCATCTTTGAAAAGCATTTTAATAGGCTTTTCAGTTAAAGAATCTATAACTTTAAACATATCAGAAATATGTCTTAAATTCTAAGAAGCTATAAATGGCTGATGGTGGAGCGGTAACAATTCCTACAGGAGGGTAAGTTTCATCAATTCTAGAAGTTGATAGTTTTCCATCAATGCCGCAAAATAAAATGCTATTCAAAGCATAAGAAGCAGAAGTATCAAATTGATCGGTAGCAGCAATAATTTTACTGGTCCAAACTGTAATTCTACCCGTACCTTCGGTAGAATTTTCTCCTGGAATTCCTGGAACTTGATAGCTGTATCGAACTACAACCCTAACAGAATCAAATACGCCGCTATTTGTAGAGCTATAGTTTAAAGGGGTTCCAGCGGGAACTGTAATAACACCATTTCTAGCATTAAGGACTACCAATTCTGGAGTACATACAAATGAATTAGGGTAAATGTTAGCATTCTCTAATTCATATTTTAAATCAATGGGAGTAACGTAAGTAGAGCCTGATAATGTGGGAATGGGACAGGTAATAATGCAAACTTCATCTACTTTAGCGGTAGAAAAGCTAGTTTTCTTAACATCATCAATAATTCCAATAGGGCTCAATCCATCAGAAACACCGCAAACAACTTGATTTCCATAAACTTTTAGTTGGGCAATCATTCCGGGTTCAAATTCGGAATTAGGATCGACCAGCCAAGAATATGGAAGGCTGTTATTGGTGTGTAGGATTCTTAACATGTTTAACTATATATCAGTGAAAATTAAATCAATTTTTTTTGGAAGAATAATGACGTTTGCAAATGGCTTTTTCTTTATGGGCTCCTTTAGGAGCTTTCTTCCAGCCTTTGCATTCTTTGGACATGTCTTCGTCATCGGCGTCCCATGCATCCATGCAATCATAGGAGAGACCACAATCAGCGGCAGCATCGGAACAATATTTACTACAGAATCCGCCATCTTTTGCCATAGCATCTCCGCAATATCCGCAATCATTTTCCGGAGAGTCTTCAACTAAAAGATAATCATCTGTATTTCCACCATCAAACATCCATCCTTTTTCTTTTAAATTTTTTACAGCTTGCTTTGAGCTTTTAGGAATGGATTTATCTTTAATTTTTTTACCGGAAGAATCAGTGAGCATTACGTCGTTTTTATCACCCTCATCATTTTCCTCGCCTTCCTCATCTTGATTTTCACCTAAGGAAGATAATATCCTATCAAGCATTGAGGCTTCATCTTCTAAACCGACTTCATCTAGGAGGGTAGCGGATAATTCAATTAATTTGATTGCTTTTTTTAAATGTGTATCTTTAGAAATTTCTTCTTGAGAAGCAATTATAGAAAGATTATATTCTACACTGTCAATAAACTCTGATTCTGCAAATTTTTTAATAAACATATTATTCCTTAGAATTTAGAAGATAGCTTTTCCATTAGTTTTGTTAATTTTTTAGAATATTTTGGTTTATCAGCCAAATCAAAACATTTAGCGGCTTCATTTAAGCAGCGTAAAGCAACTGTTAGTTTTAAATCAGAAGACTCTAGTTGATGTTCTGAATTTAATTTTTCCATCATTTCTAAAGCTAAATCATCTTTCATACTTCGTCCTCCCAAGCAAATCCAGTATCTAAGGCATCAAGTGCATGATGCATGTCTTTCAAATCTTCATCTTCTTCGCCACTGTCTTCTTCGTCCATCTCTTCGAACTCATCCATCTCTTCGTCCATTTCAGCATCTTCTTCTTTTAATTCCTCAAGCTCCTCATCTTCAGAGGATTCCTCTAACAAAGACTCAATTTCATGCATACAATCAAGAAGCTCCATAACTTCTTCTTCATCAAAACCTTCTTCATCTTCTAAAATTTCATCAAGTTGTTCTTTGCAGTCTTTGAGCAATACTAAGAGTTCTTCCCTGGACATGTCTTCTTCATCAGAGAAATCTTCGCCGTTATCTTCTTGAGTTTCTTCTACTGCCTCTTCGGATTCGTCCAACTCTTCTTCGTCATCTTTATCTTCATCGTCTGCTGCAAATTCATCAGGTGAGCCCATATACTCTCTTAAACTTGGATTGTTTTCATATTTACCCTTCCAATAACTAGGAGATTCGGGCTCGATCATTGAAAGACTTTCTTCTGCACTTTCTTCTGCAGGTGTAGATTTAGAAGGACTTTTTTGGAGTGATCTGAAAAAATCTTCTAAATCATCTGCATTAGAAGAGTCCATTTCAGATAATATTTCATCTGCTAATTCTACAGATTCTTCTGCTTCTTTTAATAATTTATTAGATGCAATTAGTAATAAAGAAGCTGCCTTATCAAATCCTTGAACGTCTAATTCTTCAGATGTTTCAAGAATCATATTAAACATTTCATTTGCAGATTTTGATTTCATATCGTTGCAGCTGGAGCAATCGCTAGAACATTTTGTTCCTGCTTTTCTGCATTTGCAACCCTGTCCACAATCGCAATCTGCCCCGCATTCAGAACAGCAAGATGCTTTAACTTTTTTGGCTTTCTTGGCAGCAGTTTTACCAAAACCAAAAGATGGATTGGAAATTAAAGAATCCATTTCAGCAGCAACTAAATTACTAATTTTTTTCATCTTTATCCCTATTTAACTAATCCGTAGAGTTGACCAACATGTTTAACTTCTTCATCTGAAGAGGCTTCAATTAATGAAATTGCTGCTGCTTTTAAAGCTGTAGCAGTTTTTGACATGCCTCTTTTATTTAACTCGATTGCCATTTCTGCAATTTTAGCAACGGCTAAAGAAGTTGAATTATTTTTTTCTTCTAAAATAGAGGCTGTCTTAATGGAAGCAGTTTTAACAGATTCGCTTGCTAAAATGCCATTCATTTCTATATCTAAATTAAACTCTGGTTTCATTCATTATCCTATAGTCGAAAAAATAAGAAGGGCAAACTCTATATCTATGCTAGAGTTTGCCCTAATTATTTAATATTTCTTACTGACGTTTATCAATATTTGCGGTTAGCAAAAGCTGCTGCAAATTCTGTGACAAGATCATTTGATTCGGTTGAAGCCGTTGCAATGAGTTCTTCGCTCATTAAACCAATTTGTGGCATTGCATAAGATGCGTTGCGTGTCATTGGTGTACGTTCAACGTGTTTCTTCATGGATTCAAAACCTGCGTCGTTGAAGCTCATGAGTTCATCAACTTGTTCTTTGATAGCATGTTTGTCACGTCCGATGAGACCTTTGGTTGCCATTTCGTTAGCAAGGTCATAGGCGCGAGCAATTTTAACACGGAATGTTTCCATGTTTTCTGCTTTTTTAGCTTGAGCATGTTCTGAAGTTAATTCTGCTGCAAATTCTTTGCTAGCTTTATCTTTGGATTGACCGTAGAAGTCTTTCCAGTATTTAACTGCAGTTGCATCAAGACCTGCTTTAACGAGTTGATCAACTTCAGATGCTTCGATACGACCGGCTGTAACAAGTTTCTGGATATCTTCTGCTGCTTTCTTGGTTTTTGCAGAAACTTCTTTTGTTGCTACTTCATGGGTGGCTTCAGCAACTTCTTCGAGAGTTTCTACTTTGGCTCCTTCGCCTTTCATTCCTGAAAGAACTGGACCGCCTTTACCGTGTGCGTCTTGAAGAATTTTGCTGAACTGCATTGCTTTAGCAGCTTGTTTTGCACGATATGCTGCGCGACCTTCTTTGGTGGTAAGGTCATCTGAGGCAAGTGCAGCTTTGGCGTCTTCTGCGTTTTGGAATTCCATAGTTTTTCCTGATTTATCTGTTACTTTAACGGGACCATGATGAACGTCATCAGCTGCATCGTCTGAATCCATCATTGCAAGGATATCATCAACTGAAAGTTCATCGCCTTTATCCATGTCCATCATATGATGTTTATCCATCATGTGATCTGCGCCCATCATATGATCTTTATCCATCATGTGATGCATGTCTTTTTTGCTCATGTGGTCCTTTGCTGCTCCATCATCTGCTAATGATGTTGGGTTATATGGTTGTGGCTTTGCGGTTGGTGCAGATGTGCCAGTAACTGCGCCTACCATTTTCAAAACTGCTTCAAGTTCTTTTTTAGCAGCGGGGGAGGCGGTTGGGCTGGCTAACATTTTTTGTAACTCAGCAAAAGATCTTGAGGCGGGTTTTGGTGCGCTTGATGTAATTTTATCTTCTGGTAATTTTACATTTTGTGCAACTTTAACCATGCGAACTTCTTGTTTTGCTTGTTTGACAAGTACTTCTGTTGAAGAAGCATATTTGCTAAATGCGCTCATAAGAGTGTATGCATCGGCAATAACTTCGCGTGCTGCTGCTTTGCTTTCTGCAACTGTATCTAGTACTTCAGCAGAAGCGTTCTTTACAAGAACTTGTCTTGCAAGTCTAAGTTCATCAATAACGCCAGCTAATTTAACAGATGTTTCTTTCATTGCTGAAAGAATTGTTCTGCCAAGTTTTTTCTGCATTGCCATGAGAGAAGCTGTTGTTGGAGATAATGCAGGTGATTGTGCAAGACCTTCAAGTTCAGGAGTTGGTGATTCTGCAGCTTTTTCAGTGAGAAGTGCTTCTACACCTTTGCGAAGATCTGCGTGGAGTTCTTCGAGTTTGTCAAGTAATCCAGGAAGGTCTTTAGCTGGGTCTCCAGATACGCCTGCTGCTGGTTTTTCTGCTGGCTCTTCGCCCATTTCAGGAAGTTCTGGCATTTCTGGCATAGCTAAATCTGCTGGAGCAGGAGCTGCTGGAGCGGCTGGTGCTGCGGGAGCAGGTGCAGCCTGAGCGGATTTGTACATGCTGGCAACTTTTTCTAGACCATTGCTGCGGATTTTTGCAATTAATGAACGACCAAAGCCTTCATTTGCAACGCTGTCATAAAGTGCAACTGTGCGACCGGCAGTGATTTCATTAACACTTGCTGAGAATACAAGTTTTTTGTCTGCAAATACTTCCCAACGTGAATTAGCAAGATCGTCATTGCCATTTGCAGAAGCTGCTTTTAAGAATCTAGCGGTGAGTTTTGCGCGAGAAAGCATTTGCTTCTTTTCTAGATCTTTGGGGAAAAGACCATCAACGGCACCTGTATCTGGGAATGGAGGAGCGCCTACCATTTGTTTATCCTGAGTGTTGCGGATTTTATCTGCATCTTCTTTTGGATATGTTTGTGGTTCGTTAGCTCCACCGCCACCTTGGAAGTAAGCTTGCTTTTTAGCAAGATTTGCTTTTGCAGCTTCTAATGCTGCTTGACGACGAATTGAACGCATTTCTTCTTCTGCTAAACGTTGTAATCTGCGTTTGCGTGCTTCTTCTGTTTCGCCAAAAGATTCATAACCAGGGTGCATTCCATCAACTGGACCGGTGTTCATTTGACCGACCATTTGTTTATCTTGGGTATTACGAACTTTTTCGGCATCTTCTTTTGGATATGTTTGTGGCTCGTTCATTCCGCCGCCACCTTGAAAATAAGCCTTTTTCTGAGTTGTCATTTGTTCATCCTTATTAAAACTGGAAAGTTTGTTAATTCTTTCAAATATTGTGTCTAATTTATCAGAAATGTTTTTTAGTGCATATTCTGAAGATTTATCAGAAGCTTCTTTTCCTAATTGATTAGGTGAATTTTCTGATGGTTTGTCTTTTACTTCTTTCAATAATTCTTCAATTTGTGCTTTTAATGCACCTAATTGCTCTGTAGCTTCTTCTAAAGAAGATACCAATCCTTCCATCTTGCCAGAAGTTTCTGGTTTTGATGTCTCTGATTCAGATGATTCTGATTCAGAGGCTTCGGGATCTTTTTTCAAGAATTCTTGTTCTTTTGCTTCAACATATTTAGCAATGCTATTAGCAGCTGCTATAATTGTTTTAATTTTTGCCTTTGGATCGGCACCATTTACAACAATGGATAATTCAATTGGGTTTAAATCCAAATTGACTTCACCATAACATGATTTATTTTTCATATGGTTACAGAAATCGGATTCTGTACGAGCCACATTGCCACAATCATAGCAAACTGCTTTGCCAACACCTGTTCCCATAGAAACAGAGGCTGCATAACCAGTTGAAACTTTTCGTGCTAAATCTGGATAGTTCTTTTTATCCAAAGCACACAATGCAACTACTCTTTTTAATTTGTGATCATAATAAGTATCGACAATTAATCCTCGAATCATGTCAACAGAAGAGCTTTTATGATCTAAGCAAAGAGGTTTGCCAACCCATTTTTTATGAGCAGAAATAAGCTCTTGGGCGGGGAAGATATCAGAATTATTATTTTTATATGGTCTTATACTTGGATCATTGCTTTTCCAAATAACTCCATCGCCTTTTTTCTCCCACCAAACTTTAACGGGTTCGCCAGAAGCTGTAACTTTTAAGCTGCCATCTTCATTGATAGCTGAATGCTCAGCGGCGTGCATCATTACTGCGCTAAAATAAAGAAAATCATCTCCTTTTGGAGCAATAATTTTTAATTCTTTGGCAATTTTTTCAAATTTATTTTGAATCTCTGGATCGGATAAAACGCTTTCAACGTCTTGAATATCCGATGCTGTAATTGAAATAGATTCACCAATTTTTACTAACGACATTTATCATCCTTGTTTTAAATAAATATTTTCCTGAATATACAAATTTAGCCATATATTATTTCAATTTATCTTTGGAAGAATCTTTATTTTCTTCTTCGGCATTTTTTTGTATTTTTTCTTGTTCCTTCTTCATTTCTTCGGTGCTTAAAATTTTAATAGGAACAACATCACCAATTTTAATAAAAGCCATACTATCCTTACGTTGCTATTCTGGTAGCGTTTCTCAAATCTTGTGGATATGAAACCTTTTGAGAATCAGAGAAATTTAAACTTTGTGGTCTTTTTTTAATCTGTGGTAATTGACCACCTTCTGACTCATTTATTTTCTTATAAATTTCTATAACAGTTGGTATTTTTTCTTCTAAATTTTCTTTATAATTATTATCAGAAATCCAACTATCACCTGCAATATTTTCTGACAAGTGTTTAATTATTCTATCTCTACAGAGTTCTTCTGTTTGGTTAATTTCTTTTCGAAGATTATCAATTGCCGCAATGAGTTTATCTTTAAACTCAGATATTGAATAATCGTCTAGTGTGTTAATTAGTTTTGATTTTGCTGAAAAAACATCAGAAATACTTTCTTTAAAAGTATTAATCAGTTCAATGCAATGAGTATCTGTAGAAAAATAATTTAAAGATTTTAAAGATTTAATAGAAATTTTTTGTAAAGTTGTAAAATGCTTTTTAACTTGTAATTTAATTAAATTTAATCTTCCACGAAATTTTATTAAATCATCTTTTGGAATTGAATCTGCGGTTTTAAACGGATCGTATAATTTATCTAAATAATTTTTTATTATTGAAATAGAATTAATAACATAAGAGAAATTCTTAACAGCATGATTTGCAATTTCTTTTTCAGAATCAGGGACTTTAAAAGACATTTCTAATGCTGCAGCTAGTTTTGTAATCATAGTTTTTACTTATAACAAGTATGTTTAAAATAATATATGAATATAATATATAATTGATAGCGTTAAACTAATTAAATATCAACAAATCCTTCGCCCTCAACTGGACCCCTGCCTATCGTTTGAGGTACTCCATTTGTGCGAGTGCCCATTTGAATCATATTTTGAATTTGCGAGTCATAGTCATCAACAAGAGCATGCACTTTAGAGCCAATTCCATAATATGGGATGCTTTCAAAAGGAGCAAAAGATGTCATTTTATGATGTTCGGATGGGTTTGGTAAATTATTAATTTGATAAATATTAGAAATTAAATCATTTAAATTATTTTTAAATTCACCATCATCGGCAGCAGAAGAAGAGGGACTTATTTCTGTTCCAGATTCTGTCTCTACGGATTTATCTTTATTTTTAGGATCTAATAATTTTAGATATGTTTCCCATGATTGATATAAATTGGTATTAGTTCCAACTTTTCCGAAGTTTAATTTATTTTTAATTTCATCAATTACAGCTTGAGCTGATTGATTCATTCCAATTATTTTATATAAAGCAATAACAAATCCGACTTGATCTGTGTTTACAGAAGAATAAACATAGATAGGTCTTTTGCTGAAAATGTTTTTGATGTTATTTTTTAAGTAATTAACATCGCCCCTGGCAAATTCAGTTCCGCTAATTCCTACTTGAGTGTAAATGTCTCCAAATCCGGCTTGATTAATATTTTCTTTAATTTTTTTATCAGTAGATTTATCAACACATAAAATGTTTTTTACATTAATAGTTTTTAAATACTTTAAAATATCTGGTGTCGGTGGGGGACCGGCATAAATATCATTCCCAAGCGATTTATAAGATGTAAATTGAGCCATAATCAATATAAGTGGTTTATAATATTATCTAAAACATTTTTAATATATCTGCTATCGTGACCAATTAAAATGGTTTTAATGAACGTAATAGACTGACCCATAGAAGAGCTAGCAGGTGTTTTCTTGGAAGAAATCTCGGTTGGGTTTAATTTCCTAATCTTATCTCTCATTGATTTATAAACTTGAGGTCTTTTTTCCGGAGAAATTCTTGTTAATAAAAATTTAACAATTTCTGCAATGCCTTTTCCGGCAGATTCTGGAGAGCCCATTTCAATTGTAGCGGCGGCTAATTTAAACATTCTGTGATTCATGTTCATCCTTAGCTTGCATTTCTAACAAACAAATGCTTTCAATCTCATCAATGGGCGTGTTTTCAAGCAATGCTTTATCAAAAATTTTTTTAAATTTTTTCATTACCTCTTCTACGTTTTCCGAATTTGTTTTATTAACATTTCTTAGATAGCTAGAATATGTAAGCTCTTCATCGTGATTGTGGTGATGATGACGGTTAGCCTTGGATTCTTTTTGATACTTTTTCACTCTCTCATCTTTATGCTTGAAAAATTCAATATCTTTTAAACGTTCTTGGGCTTCTGCTAAAGAGTGATAAGTACCCATGTTTTTTCCTTTTTCAGAAAAAACTCTCCAGGTATTTTGATTAATTTTTTTTATATATGATAATTTAATCATTTTAATGATTGCATATAATTAAATTTTTCAGCAAAACCATCATATTCTTCTTCGTAAATATCTTTAATATATAGTTTTTCTTCTAATGCAACAATAGAACGAACGCTCCAAACATTAAGAAAAACTTTTGCAAATCTTCCCCTTTTTTCGACCAAAACAATCAAAGAATCGCCAACGGCAGCAACTAACTTTCCCCGAATGACGTTTTTTTGCTCAATATCTTGTTCAGCAAATTTAGTTGTAGTTTTTACATCCCCAGAATAGACTTCTACTAATTGATCTTTTAAATGAACAATAACGGCAGCTGCATAGGGGTGAAGCTTTATATCTTCCATGTGAATATCATCGCCAGTTTCTATCATGAATTCCTCATTAAAAATTTTCTATGATTTGATTCGATTTCTTCATCAGAGATTTCATCTGCAAATGTAGGTAAATTTTCTGCTATTACAGTATATACATTTTTATTAATTTTTTTATTAATTTCTTTTGATAATAAATTTGAAAGTTCAATTGCTGCTAGTTTAAAGTTACTTTCCGTATGTGCAATTGCTTGTATTTGAATTTTATTATCTAATTTGTGCAATGTAGTTACACCTTTAAGATAATCCTGAATTAAATAACTTAAATTATTAGCATATTCTAAATTATCAGTTAAATCGCTGCCTTCTACTTGAATTAATATTTTTTTCTCTGGATTATTTATTTTAAATATTGCATTTTTAACTAAATAAGTTAATGGAGATGCATATAATGTTTTTGATAATTCGTCTATTTTAGAAACAGATTGTTCCGCAGATCCAGGTGCGGAAACTTTCGAATCTTCTTTCTGTGGAGAAACTCTTGATAATTCGGGAAATTTATCAGAGTATTTTTTTAAAAATCCATCATAAATAGATTTTACATTGCTAGTATATGTTTTAGGAGAAGCCGTATAATATTTTTCTTTTGATAATGTTTCAGAGGCTGCCACAGGCTTGCCTTCTTGAATTTTTTTAAAAGATTCTGGAAATTTATCTTTCAAAACCTTTAAGTAGTCTTTAAATCCATCCTCTAAAGTTGGGTGCGCTCTCCATTTCGCTCCCTTTAAAGGTGCATTTTTACCTTCAACTACTTCTATTGTATCCATTACATAATAAAAATTAGAACTATTTGAAAGCCATTTGTCAAATGCTTTAATATTTCCAACGTTATTTCCTTTGAATACATATTCTCTACCATGCTCCCAGGTAAGCTGAGCCCACATAAAGGCAAGCGTTTCTAAACTTGGAAGCTCTCCAATTAAATTTTGATATGCATCTTTTAGCATTTCCGCAACTTCATCTGGGCTATGAGGATTTAAAGTATTTTTAATATCAACTCTTTTTGCTTTAATATTAGACTCTGATGATAGAGCGTTTTTAATAATTTTTGAATAAAAATCTTTTCTAACTTCTGAAATAGAAGACAATGATCCAGAAGATCCGGAAACAACTTTTATAACCTCAGTTTTTCTAAGGATAAATCTTTTATCATTAGTAAGTGTAGGATCAATTAACACTACATCTGCTTTAATTTTAATATTCGTATCTGGAATAATAAAATCATCAGATAAAACAGAAAGCAATAAGTGACCTATAGTTGCAGATTTGCTTTGAGATGGAACTTGATATGCCACATATCCAATGGTTCCATTTAAAATGGCTTTAGCTAGTCTATTATAAAATTCTTCATTAATTTTATCTTCCATGTCTTCTAAAGAAATATTTAAACTGCCTTTGATAGCTTTATTTAATTTTTCTTTTAATGCATCTTGAGCTGATGGGGTAATTGTTATTGAAAAATTATTATAATTTAAATTTTTGTAGTAATTACTGTCTGAAAATTTAATATTAATAGATTTTTTTAATGGCAAGTCATAATTGTGCTCTTCCATTAATTTTTCGTATTCATTTACAACTTCTGAAGTTAATGAGCGAAAAGATTTTACACGACCAGTAACACTACTTACTATTCCAGCTTGGTCTAAATTTTTATCAGTTTTTATTAAAGTCTTGTCTAATAATTCTTTTAAAACTTTTAGCTCTGAACGATATTCTTCTAGCTCTTTATCTTTAATAGCTTCTTGGACTTTTTCAATTTGTTGTTTAATTTCATCTAATGTTGAAGAGTATTCGGCAGATTCTGTTTCTAATTTTTCAACTTCTTCTTTAAATTCTGGAGAAAATTGTGTCTTTAACCAATTTTTTAATCGGCGCAAGACTCCGGCAACCTTAACGATTTGATCGTCAGGTAATCTGCTTAATTGGCTGCTGGATATTTTAATTAATTCATGCATCTAAAATTCCCTCGGCAAGAGCGAGAAGTTTCATGCTAGCATTAAGATCATAGTCTTCTATCTCTGAAGAATATTTTAGTAAAAGATTAGCAGCTTCGTATTGATTTTTGCAAGAAGCTAGTTTCTTGATAAAATTAATATGAACACCGGCAGAGGCGGTAAATCCTTCCCATCTTTTTAGAGCATCTGTTATAAAAGATATTTGATTATTAATTTTTGATTTTTCTTGGTCCGAGACTTGACCAAGCAAAGTTTGTAATTGTAATTTAATTCCTTTTAATTTATTAATTTCTTTTTCTTTTTCTTCTTTGCTTAATTTTTTAAAATCATCATCGGATTTTACAAAAGCTGTTAAATCTTCGGTTTCGGTTTCGGTTTCGGTTTCGGTTTCGGTTTCGCCGTCGCCCTCGTCCTCGTCCTCGCCCTCGCCCTCGCCCTCGCCCTCGCCCTCGCCTTCGGGTGAATGACCGAGTTCTGATAGTTTTTGGTTGTGGCTTTGAATTTGCTTTTCTAACTCTCCGATGCTAAGCTCTCTAAGTTTAACTTCATCTTCGGTGAGTGAAGATTTTTCGCTTTCTAATTCCTGTTTCTCATTTAAGATCTCTTCGTTAAGTCTCTTTAAATCTTCAAGATAAAAATTTATTAATTCTTGATCTGTAGGCTCCGCTTTTGCGGGAGCTGGAGTCTCGGGACGAGCGGGTCCTGTTGGAGGTACTGCTGGAGGCACTTCTGGAGAAGCTGGGCGAGCAGATGGCTTACCATCACCTTTTCCAGTTGAGGGGGCTGGGGGTGAAGCAGGCGTATCAGTTGCTGTTGGAGGTTGGCTAATATCAATTAAAGATTTTAAATGTTTTTCATACAAAGATTTAAATGATTTTTCAAATTCCATTTGTAAATTAGAAACTTTTCTTAAACCATCTAAATATGCTCCAATTTCTCCATATGCACGAGCATCGTGAAGATCTTTAATTAAAGAATCAATTCTTGATAAAGTATTCTTGGTTTTATTAAAAAATCCCCTTAAAGCCGCATCTCTTTCTTTTCTTTGCTTGCTTTGAAGTTTTTTATATACCCATTCTCTTTTCCAATCATCTAGCCATCCTGCATTTTTGATTAATTCAAAATAAAAATCTTCACCAGCCTTGGCGCTAATGTTTCCGCTTTTATTACCTTTGAAAAATTTTACAAGCTCTGCTCTAATTTGCTCATCAGTTAAATCATATTGATCTGATGGATCATGAAACCAATTTTTTATTTGACTCCAGGTAGAAGGATCGCTCAATACTCTTTCTTTTTCAAATTCTTGAAGAGATTCCTCAGAAATAACATTTACTTTACTTGTTTGGCTGGAAATGTTTCTTAGAGCTTTATTAATTGCCGTAACAACAGAAACAAAATCTAAAATCCTTTTAGAGTTATATGCAGACTCCATGCGATCAAGATATACTTTTAAATCTTTTCGCCAATTTTCAATCTGATTATCAATATCTCTTAGTTCAGACATTTTTTGAGAATATTCTGAAATAAATCCCTCACCAAACATTCTCACTATACCAGAGGGCGTAAATTTTTCTTTAAGCCAAGTTCCTACGCCAACATCAGCAGATTTGATAATAATAATTTCATTATTCATATTAATTTTCCTGAGCTTATATTAACTACCAACTATGTCAATTTATTACTATTTAAATTTAAACTCCTGGTGGAGGTGGTGGTGGAACTCCTCCACCTCCCTCGGAGCCTTCAGGAGCTGCTGTAGATGAATCTTCTCCTGGCAATAGAACTTCTGGAGCCTCTGGAATTTCATCATTATCGCCCAATGCTCTAAGCTCATTCAATGACATCTTCTCCAGTGAAATCTTCTCTTTTGCCAAAATGGCTTCATCAATAGATTCTTGACGAATTCTTCTTTGCTCATCTTCCCAGTCCAATCCAAGGGAACGATACAAGGTATGAAGACTGGCTTTTTTATTATTTGTATCTTGGGTCATATTCATTAGATTTTGAATATAATCGCCCATATCGAACATGCTCATGTGGTTCCAGTCAATTTCTGGAACAATTAATCTTTTCTCTTCGCCATCATAATCATAAAAATCATTAATAATGCTAATTGGTGCAAATATTTTTCTTCTTAACCAATTCGTTAACATGTTTCTAAATTGAGTGTATCTCTGACGCAATACATCTAATCCAACCGAGCCGTTAGCATATGTTGTATCACTGCCGCCATCCATGATAACAGAAGGCACCATTAATGCTGTAAATATTTCTTTTACTAATTGAGCTACAATGCTTGAATCATCATAAATAGCTCCACCGCTACCAATTTTCTCTACCGCAACATCTTGATGGGTAAATATTTTAAAGTTTCTATCGGCTTCGGCAGCTTCCCAAATATCACGATAAGAAGAAATATCTTCTGGACTTGGTTTAAACTCTGCGCTTCCAATTTTAACTAATGTCAAAGGATTGACCATCGATACTGCTTGAGTATACTTAGCTTCTCTAAATTGATCAAATAGCATCAGAGCTTTAAATGCAGGTACGATTAATCCTGTGCCGCGAGTTTCATAGGGTGAAATTCTTCGGGCTAAATGAGAGCAATTAAAATTGTCTAAAGGAATATTTTCACCTTTTCTGACTCTTTCTACAATTGCCGGATCTAATTTTGATCGCTGCATAATATCAGCAGGGGAATTTCCTGTAATAATCTTTTTAAGATTTTCATCAGGGCGCAAACTAATTACTGGATCTCCGCCCAAAGAATTTTGAATAACAACATAATCTGGATTTTGAATAATTAATCGGCTCCATTTGCCTTTATTCTGATCTAGCTCGGCATATACAATGGCTTCACCTAAAATCCAATATTCTTGAGCAATTTGAACAATCATATCCATTAAATTAATTTCTTCAATCATTTCCGAGAAGAATTTTTCAACTTTTGGATTTTTACATTTAATATTTAATTTTGCTACTGGATAAGTGGAGTGCAGCGTACATGCATTATGAACAAACGGATTTAATGCAAAGAATGCACGGCTCCAAGCATTAATAGTTGCTCGGTCTCTGGGAAGGCTTAAATTGCTATATAGCCATAAAGGAGAGTAAACCTCGCTAGCCTGATGTACTACTCCACCGCCTCCACGCCAACTAGCACCAGCCCCGCCAGTTCCCATGGAATCATAATTGCTTGCTTTTTTAGAAAATCCAGCAGAAATACCGCTCAAATATGAATTTAGATTAGAATCTGCTGATTTAGTTACGCCTTTTTCGACAAATAAACCCTTATTAAGTTCGTCTTCTAACATGGCTCTGCGATACTGAGAAACGTTTTTTGCCATGTTATTTGTAATAAATGGTTTTAAATCCTGTCGAGGAACAAAAGAGCCATTTTTAAATTCAGTCATTACGCAACCTTCCTGATAATAATTTCATATAATGTTAAGCGCTAGTTAAACTAACTATAACCTAAAGGAGTTACAGATCATCTATTGAAAATGCTATAATAATAGTCTTTTTAAAATCTGAATTTTAACTCTAAAATGGCTATCATATAAATGAAAAAAATATACATACTAGACACTTCAGTACTCGTTCAAAATCCATCGTGCCTAAACGAAATATCAAATTCGACATTAATCTTGCCAATTACTGTGCTGGAAGAGCTTGATAAATTAAAATCTTATAGGGAAGAAGTTGGCAAAAACGCCAGAATGTTAATCAAACAAATTGATAAACTTTCTTCTGAAGGTGATTTCCAAAGTGGAATAAATCTTCCATCTAATTCGATATTAAAAGTTGATGTTTCTGATGAAGGCTTCATAGGAAAAGATGAAACCTATGGAGACAATAAAATCTTAGCATGTGCCTTAAAATATAAAAAAGGCAAAACTGTTCCTACTCTTTTATCTGCAGATCTTAATTTAAGAATCAGAGCAAAGGCATTAGGAATAAAAGCTGAAGATTATATTGAAAAGGGAGCAAAAACTTCAGAGTTTTATTCTGGAATTGCTAAAATTCACCACGAAGATGCTTTTCAAGAATTAATGGAAAAAAGTTCTTTTAATCCAAAAAACTACAATATAAAATTGCTACCAAATGAATTTGCTTTGTTTGTAGATGAAAATGGATACGAACTAGGATTGGCTCGAAAAGTATCTGATGACAAAGTAAAGCTTGTAAAAAAACAAAGTGTCTGGGGAATTCATCCCAGAAGCAATGAACAAGCATGTCTTGTAGATCTATTAATGGACTCTAGTCTTCCATTAGTTACTGTTATGGGTCAAGCAGGTTCCGGTAAAACGTTGGTAGCCTTAGCAGCAGCACTAGAGCTGGTGCTAGAAAAACAAAAATATGATAAGTTAATTATTTATCGCCCAGTAGAAGTTATTGGAAAAGAACTTGGCTATATGCCAGGAAATAAATATGAGAAAATGGAACCATACTTTCAAGCAATCTTTGATTCTTTTGAAGCCTTGCTAGCTAGTAATACTGGCGGAAAAGATAAAAATAAAACTACTTTAACCTGGCGAGATAATTTAGAATATTTTATTAAAAAAGATAAAATAGAACTTGATGTTCTTGCTTATGCTCGTGGTAGAAGCCTTGCAAATGCGCTCATTATTATTGATGAGGCTCAAAATTTACCATCTAGCGCTGCCAAAACATTACTAACTAGATTGGGCGCAGGTAGCAAAATTGTATGTACTGGCGATATTGAACAAATTGACGTAAATAATTTAGATGCTATAAATAACACTATCAGCACAATAGTAGAAGCTTTTAAAGGGTCTAAATTGGCTGGTCATATCTCTCTAGTTAAGGGAGAGCGTTCAGAACTTGCTAATGAGGCAATTAAATTACTAACGTGAAAATCATCTCCATCTAGGTAAATAACCTAAAGTAATTGGAGGATCTTTACTAGCCCCGGCTTCTTTATAGTTGTCGGGGTTTTTAATTTTAAAATTATTGCTTGCTAAAGATAAAGCTCCAACATAAGCATATGTTAGACCCATAAGACCGTCATTGGGAATATGACCTTTTACATATTTAGTCATAGGCTCTCCGCTGCGGTCATAAGTTACTTTAGTATCCATGCTAGCGCAATGCTCTACTAGCCAAGCAATTTTTTCATAATCTTTATAAGGAAATTTAATTTCTCCTCTTTTAAATTTTTCAAATATTTGCTCTAATACATAATCTTTTTCAAAAATAACTGTATTTAAATTATCTTCTTCTTTTAAGCGATATTTGCCAGTTACATTGTGCAATCCGCTTGCGGCTAAAAATTTATGACCATATCTTTTTTGTAATATTTTACAAATTTCATATCCGAATCCAATATCGCCCAGTGCTAAATCTGGATTGTAACGTCTAAATAGCTGTTCAGCTCTTTCAACTTTATAATCTAAATCATTTTTCATGAACCTTTCAGCCCATGCAACTCTAAATAACTTTGGACCTTCTTGAACAAGAACAATGGCAACGCTATAAGATTTTCCCCCAGAAGACTCTTCATCTCCTAAACCCGAATCTTCTACTTTTTGACCCCAGTCAAACCCGATAATAATTTTTCTATCAGGGCTAGATGACAACCTAGAGGCTAACATCATAGTTTGCTCGCCACAAATATGATCAATTTCATCAGTGGTAATTGGTTGACTTGTACCAGAATAAAATTCTCCTAAAATTTCATTTCGATAAGCTCTCTCAGTATTTACGGGATGATTCTCTGGCTTTTCCCCAATAACTTTCCATCTTGGAAAATTTGGAATATATAATTGATTTAAATGATACCCCATATATTGGGATTTAGGATCTTTATTATAACAGACCCATTTTCCTCTTTTTGCAGCTGCTCTTTTATCTTGCTCATGTCCGCAATGGACACATTTAACTATAAAACCATGGCTTGGATGAGATTCAGGCAAAGAGTCTTCTATCCAAATATTTTCCCAATCATCGCTTCCTGGGGTGTATAAAGGAAAATCTTGTTCACATTTTTCACAACCTAAATGATAAAATTGTTGATTTGACACTGACCAGCGCTTATGAAAATCAGAGCCTTTTTTCTTAGGAGTGCCAAAATAAAATTGGACGCCATCTCCAGTTGCTCCATATTGAGCCTGAGTTAAGCTTTTTGTGGCGTTTTCAATTGCGGCAGTCCGCATGTCCTGAATTTCATCACCTAAGAAAATGTCAGCAGTAATACCACGTAAACGATCTCCGGTTAACCCCGTTGATTCAATAAATATGTGATTCCCTCCTTGAAAATACTTTAATTGCTGAGAGTCAGCGTCAGGCATTATCCTAGTTTCAATATAAGGTATTTTTTTAATTTTATCTTTAGGAGAATCTACCAGCTTAGAAGTATTCACTACTGTATCAAATTTAGTAACAGAAAATCTTCTTGCCATTTCCAATTGAGGAAAGCAATGCATAATTCGTATGGGGGGCTTGGTTTTAGTGCCGTACTGACCAGATGCTAATAAAAATAATTCAATAAATAATGCCGCCATAGTACCACCGACTTGGCGACCTTTAAGAAAGATGACTTTTTTACCTTTTCTAGTTAGAGCGGTGACTCCAACATATCGATAAATATCAATGTATGGCTCCCAACCATCTCTTAATTTTAAGGGCTTTCCATCAATTGTAAGATATTTTTCACACCAATAAACAGGATCCATTTCTAGGATCTTTTCTTTCATCTCTAGAAAAAGATCTTTTTCTTTCTTGCTCATTAATTTTTCTTTCTTAAAAATTTAAGAAATTATCATTTCTTCTGGAGACTGTGAAGAAAATCTCTATTGCTTCCATCGTCTTCAATTTCTATAATAGCTTTACCTAAATTGCCATCAACATTAGTTGTTCTAGGGTGATTCTTGTTATAAGATTCTAAGCATTTACCAATAAATTTGCTTAATTTAGAATCGTAAACATGATAAGCTTCTAATCCATCATTTTTTAATGACTTTAATAAATCATCTTGAATTGCAGGAATAGAAATATGACCATAATAAGAATTTACTTTATTATTAACAAATGATTTAATTTTTTCTTTTAATACATCAGAAACATCAAGACCCAATTCATCGCTTTCATCTACAGAAATCATTACAACAGAATTATTAATTACTGTTCCATTACTAGGAGACATATCCTGTGCTGTTTTAATATTATCTTTAGAGGCGTCTTCTTTTTCAGCCAATGTTTTTAAATATTGCTTTAAGCCAGTTAACTCTTGATATTCTTTAACAATAGAATCTACTGTTGCATGTTTTTTCTTACCACTGACAATGGAAGAAATTTGAGAATAATAATCAGTTTCGCTTTGACGCAATCTAGCTGCCTCTACAGCGGTTGCACTTGATGTTTTTTCCCATTGAACCGCAAACTCATCAAGCCAAGAAGGAGAGGAAGAGCCTGAAGAAGTAAAATTATCTCTATCAAACATGCGATTACGTGACATAAAAACCTTTATGCAGGGTACTGAGCAGCCCAATCGCCGTTTTCAGCACTAGTTAAATCAATTTCTTCACCAATCATCTTGGAGCGATCTCTCCAGACAGAAGCGTATCCCATGTCTTCAATTAAATGAACAACTTCAAGTTTTTGTTGTTTAGTTAGATCGTATTTCTTGCAAAGATCCATAAAAACTTCTTCAATATCGTGACCCGCAGAAACAGAAGAATTAATACAAATTCTAGCTAGTAAACTTATAAAATAAGGAACATTAACTTGAAATTGAATGGATTTTGCCTCTTTTACAAATCCAACTGAATCATCAGAGGCTTTTTTCTTTTTACGTTTCATTGGATTTTTAATAGATTCTAATTTCTCTAAGCGATCAAATAATCTATCAAGACCATCATAAATTTCTTGACGAGCTTTTTCTAATAAAGAAGTCTCAACAAGATCATGAATATCTGTACGACTTGCTTTGGAACATTCTCCTTCCAAATATTTTAAATAAGCAATTGCTTTTTCAATTCCAGAAATATCTTTGCCATTGTGGCGTGGGACTGTTTTTAATTTATTTTCTAGCCAAGGTAAAAATTTATCATGTGTCCATTTCCATGGATCATCTGTTACTTGAACTTTATCGTCTTCTTCTGATACAGAGAGTTCGGAAGG